AATATATACAGATCTTTAATGGTTATCGCGGAGCTTATGGTGTCGCTAATATTAAGAATGCCTATGTTGATCCGGATAGTGGCAAGCTCCGATTAAAACCAGGAGACTATCGCTGGAATTACGAAAAACTCACTGATCAAGTTTATATTGATCATTTAAATGGTAAAAAATCCATAGGAATGCAACCCTGCAACCAAGAAGGGGAAACTAAATTTGGTCTTATCGACATTGATCCAAAAAATTATATCAACTTCGACAGAAAATCTGTCATAGATAAAATTCAAGAATACGAGCTGCCTCTCATCCCTATTCTGTCTAAAAGTGGGTCGATTCATTTATATATCTTTATGAAAAAGTTTGTAGACGCAGCTACATTAAAATCTTTTTTAAGTAATCTTCTTCCCCTTTTTAAATTAAAATCAGACACAGAAATTTTTCCTAAACAAACGCAGCTCACTCGGGATCTTGAAGGAGGGGGGCTGAGACCAGGGCAATTTATTAATCTCCCTTATTTTAATAAAATAGAAAGAAGAGCTCTTAATACCGACGGAACAGAATTTACTTTTGAACAATTCATACCCTTAGTTGAGTCTAACCTGGTGCACCCCGATGAATTAAATAAAATTACTGAAGGTATTGATAAAGCAATTTATAAAGGGGCTGATGAAGACTTTAGAGAAGGACCCCCTTGTTTAGCTCACCTGTCTACTATTATGAAAGATCCTCAATTCGATGGCAAAGATCGGTTTATGTACAACTACCATGTCTTTGTGAAGCTGAAGTATGAAGATACCTGGAAACAAAAAGTTAAAAATGCTCCTGTTAAATATTTTGCTGAACAACATGCTAATGCATGGGACGATAAATTATTAAATTCTAAAGTAAGATCCTGGGCACGTTCTTTGAAAGGATATACATGTACTCAAAGTCCTATTAGTGATCATTGTAAAAAAGGAATCTGTGTTAAGAAAAAATTTGGGGTCTTAGCAGGATCTAAAGGAACTTATCCTATTCTAACCAATCTTAAAAAAATAGATCTGGATCCTGAACCCGAATACGAATTCGATGTCATTAAACCAGATGGAGTAAGCACAGCCACGGTTCATTGTAGATCAGTGGAACATGTTAATGATCAACGTAAAAGAAGAAATTCAATATCCAAAGCTGCCGGATTCGCTCCTCCCATTATTAAAGGAGATGATGATCAAACCGTTCTAGACGCTTTGTGGAAAACTGAAAAAATAGTCAACCCTCCAATCGGAACAAGCTCTAAGGAAAAATTACATGATGTACTTCATGCAAAGATTAATGGTCCCAAAGCTATGAACGACGCAGGATTTAAAACTGGAACAGTTCTTATAGAGGAAGGGTTTGCCTTTTTTAAATTTGATAAATTTTATGATAAACTAAAATCTAAGAACTGGAAGTACAGCGAAGATAAGACAGGTACGATGATGGAAGTGACTTATAAAGATTGTGCCATAGAATTTCTAGATCAAAAAAGATTCCCTACCAAAGATAGAGGAAGATATAATACACCCACTAAGAATGTTGTAAAAATTTCTACGAAAGAATTTGAAAACGTTCCCATTCATCATACTCAGTTAAAACATAAAACGGATATCTTATGATGAGAAAAATACTCGGGCCTCCGGGAACAGGGAAAACAACACGTCTCTTACACTACGCTCGAACTTTTCTTAAACTCGGGACTCCTCTAGATAGGATAGGATATTTTGCTTTTACTAAAAAAGCTGCTGGTGAAGCTCGGGAAAGAATGCTCGACCAAAATCCAAATATTAGCGAAAAACAATTAAAACATTTTAGAACTTTACATTCCCTGGCGTTTTGGAAACTAGGAATGAAGAAAAGTGAAGTTATGCAGGATGAACACTATGAAGACATAGGCAGAAGTCTAGGAATAGAAGTAACTGTTTATTCTAATGGAGAAGAGAAGACTGGCTTTGTGGACTCTGATAGTGAATATTTTAATATAATTAATGCTGCTCGCATCAAAGAAATACCTATCGAAGAAGAATACAATACCGATATGTATTCCCAAGATTTAGATAAAAATTTATTATATATTTTAAGAGATGAGCTAGACAATTATAAAAAATCTTTTCACCTTAAAGATTTCACCGACATGATCGAAAAATTCATTGTGTCAGAATTGTGTCCAAAATATGACGTTGTTTTCATTGATGAAGCACAGGATTTATCCCCTATTCAATGGAAGATGTTTGAAACTCTTAAGAAAAATTCCAAATATGTTATCTTAGCGGGCGATGACGATCAAGCGATTTATGGCTGGGCGGGTGCAGATGTAAAGAGATTTCAACAAGAACCGGCAAAAGAAATAGTGTTACCACAATCTTATAGAGTTCCTAGATTGATTCAACATATTGCTGATAATATTCTGAGTAGAATACCGGATAAACGGAGATTAAAAAAAGAATGGAAAGCAAGAAATGAAGAAGGATCCATACATCCTGTTACGTCTATTGAAGATGTTCCCTTACATGAAGGAAAGTGGTTAGTGTTGGCTAGATATAATGACAAATTAATAAAACTTAAACCCATTCTCAGAGATATGGGAATTTACTTTGAATATAAGAATAGAAAGAGTTATAAAACTCTTCTGTATGATGCGATTCAAAATTATACACGCTGGACTCAAGGATCCCAACTATCCATTTCTGAGTGTAAAGATTTGTTCGAATATTTTGGTAAAGAATTTCCAGGAAAGGAAGAAAGACTTTATGATTTAAGAGAATTTGGCTATAGCCACACTCAACGTTGGTTTGAAGTTTTTGAAACTGAACCTGAAGATAGTCTCTATATTCGTGACATGTTACAAAGTGGAGAAGAATTATCTAAAGAAGCTAGAGTAAAACTATCAACGATTCACGCCGCTAAGGGAGGTGAAGCTGAAAATGTTTTACTTATTTTAGATAATACCAAAACTATCAGGCAGGCTATTGAAAAAAGTCCTGATAAAGAGGATGAGGAAAACCGAATCTGGTATGTGGGCGTCACACGTACTAAACAAAATTTATATATCATGGCGGCAAAAAAGGAGGACAAAGGATATGACATCGAAAGTATACAATAAACAAATTGGAGGATCCCACTATAAAGATATGGTGATCCAGCCCAGTGAGTTTATAAACAAGAACAAATTGCTTTTTGCAGAAGGAAATGCTATTAAATATATCTGCAGGCACGGACATAAAGGAGAGGTACAAGATCTAGAAAAGGCTAAACATTATATTGATATGATAATTGAAAGAGATTACGGCCCTCGAGAAAGTTGGATAGATGGGTACAATAAATGGAAAAAGCTTAAGGATAAAGGAGTCGTTAGCGACAAAGTAAAACTTGGAGATTTAAAGAAATTATGAATGACTAAAGAAACATTATTTTTCTCAATAGGACACTGCCAAAGGTGTGGTTGTGAAATGTATATTCCTAAAATGCTTTTAGAAAAAGAAGAATATTGTTATCCTTGCTCTTTAGATATGAAATATCAAATGCAAGATGAATAAAATATATGATTATTGAAAGAAATTATTGAAATGAGAATTCCTAGATTTGAAGCCCAGACCGAATGGGTTAAACCTACAGAATTTCCTGACCTACGCCAAGTAGATGAAATCGCAATAGATTTAGAAACAAAAGATCCTGATCTTATTAAAAAAGGATCCGGTTCTATTATCGGTAATGGAGAAGTGATAGGCATAGCCGTCGCCACTTCTTATTACAAAGGATATTTTCCAATTGCCCATGAAGGGGGTGGTAACATGGAAAAAGCTAAAGTTTTAGATTGGCTTAAAGATATTCTAGAATCTCCTTCCACAAAAATATTTCACAATGCTATTTATGACGTGTGTTGGTTAAGGGCTATGGGTTTTAAAATCAATGGTGACATTGTTTGTACCATGCTCGCGGCAGCAGTCACTGATGAAAATAGATATAGGTACGATCTCAATAGTTTATCCTGGCATTATTTAGGCTACGGAAAAAATGAAAGAGCACTAGCAGAAGCTGCAGAAGAGTGGGGAATCAATCCTAAAGCAGAAATGTATAAGCTGCCTGCCATGCACGCAGGCTCCTATGCAGAACGAGACGCAGAAATTACTTTAGGTCTTTGGCAAGAACTTAAAAAAGAA